AAATGGGAATAATCCAGTATTAAATTCAATAGTGTGTTAAAATTTATCTCAGGTGTGGAAGGGTTTCTACACCAATAACTAAGATCGGGAGTATTAAAAATGGATAATATCCAATTTGCATTAAGTGATAGTCAGGTATCAATATTTAATAGTATTGGTGATTTATTCGCAGTTAGTGAAGTAGATGCTGATCAAGCGGTTGAGGATTTTGCTAGGGCAGTTGAGATCGCTGTAGAGATCGACGGCAAAATAGTTAAACAGGCTGATTACCATTTATGGGTAGCTGGTAGCGAAGTAATGAAACAAGCCTATGCTAAGAAAAAGGGCGTTCCATTAGACTCTGATGCTGTTAAGGGTATGTTTAAAAGGTTTACCCGTCGGCTTGAGGAAAACTATGCTCTGGTCAAACCAGCCAGCCCATCAGTTGAAGGGCAAAAAAAGGCTGATCAACGCACTAAAGCCCAGCTAGCTATGGATGAGTTAAAAGCTAAACCAATCTCAGAATTACAAAATGAGATCGCAATGCTTACAGCTAAAGCCACACCTGAAAATTTAGCTAAGGCTGGTAAGCTGGCAAAGGCTATTAAACTAAAAAACAGTGATGCCCTTAAGGATCGTATGGCTGGCATTAAAGAGCTACAGGCTGAGGTTATTCAAGCAACCAAAAATTGTTTGGATGAGTCGCTTTTACAGGATGCTTTGCATACCCTTGAGCAGTATCAACCCGAAGATTCCGAAATCTAAACTGGAGAGGGCTGGGGAAACCCAGCCCATAAAAAACTATGAAATCACTAATACTTATCCCAGCGTATGGCAGGGATTATAAAAGCCAGTCAGCATTGTATGACGATATTAAAGCCAATAAGGATTTTAGAATTGTGGATTACTTTAATGGGTTAGACGGGCGTTATATAAACAAGCCACAATTTAAACAATTGGCTAGTGCTGGGTTCACTCACTTAGAAATCAGATACGCTAAAAAGACAAAATGTATTTTTATTGAGATCAGTAAATATATTTAGTAGCTCCAATGGCAGTAATTTGACCCAGCCTCGGCTGGGTTTTTTTTTCGTAAAAATAAAGGGAAATAGGCGCTAAGTTAGGTATTGATCTGGCTAAAGCCAAGGCTCAAATGCAACAACGCAAAGGACAATAATGGATGCAGCTGATGTTCTAGTACAAACCCTAGACAAAGAAGTAACAGCGAAACGGGAATGGGTAACCTCTGGACAAGCCAAGGACTACGCCGAGTACCAAAAAATTTGCGGAGAGGTCAAAGGTCTACTCTTTGCAAAGCAAGAAATATTAGACCTTAAACAGAAAATGGAGCATTCTAATGAGTGAAATCCTTATTGGCACAAACCCCAATAAACCACAAATAGTAGGAGCAATAAATTTTGAGGCAACAGAAGCCGAGAAAGCAAAGCAATTACCTACTCCAGCTGGGTATCGCATTCTTTGTGCTATTCCAGAAGCAGAAGATACATACGAAAGTGGCATCGCTAAATCTGACTTAACTATTAAGAACGATGAAGTTCTGACTACAGTTCTATTTGTAGTTAGCTTAGGTTCAGACTGCTACAAAGACAAAGAACGTTTCCCGAATGGCCCTTACTGTAAAGAAGGGGATTTTATTCTAGTTCGCCCTAATGCCGGGACAAGACTGGTAATACACGGACGAGAATTTCGCATTATTAACGATGATTCTGTGGAGGCTGTAGTTCAAGACCCCCGTGGGATTACACGCAAATTTATCTAAGGAGCCCACAAAATGGCTGAATTTGAAAAAGAGCAATATAAGTTTCCTGATGAGATAGAAGATAAGGGTAAACCCTTAGAAGAGATCGAAGAAGAGCAGAAACAAGAAGCTGCTGGGCCCGAGCTTGAGATTGAAATTGAAGACGATACTCCCGAAGAAGATCGTGGGCGCACGCCTACTGCTAAAGAAATTGTACAAAAGCTTGAGGTAGATGTAAGCGAGCTAGATCAATACAGTGAGGACGCTAAAAAGAAAATGATCCAGATGAAAAAGATCTGGAACGATGAGCGTCGCCGTGCTGACTCTGCGGAAAGAGAGCAAAACGCTGCTATTGATGCTGCAAAAAGGCTTCGGGAGGAAAACGAGCGTATTAGAACTATGCTCACAAAGGGCGAAGAAGAGTACGTCGCTGCAATGAAAACAACAGCCGATTTACAACTTGAAATGGCTAAAAAGGCATATAAAGAGTCTTATGACAACGGTGATAGCGAGGGCATGATGAATGCCCAACAGGCTATTACTAATGCCACTCTGCAGTTAGACAGAGTAAAGAATTTTAAGATGCCCCCTTTACAAGAGAAAGAAAATGTTGTACAAACACAAGAACAGTACCAACCTACTGTCCGTCCTGATGACAAAGTCATGGCGTGGCAATCAAGGAATTCCTGGTTTGGACAAGACGAGGAAATGACAGCATCGGCATTAGGCTTACACGAAAAGCTAAAACGCCAAGGTGTTGTGATTGGATCTGATGAGTACTATGCCGCACTGGACAAAACCATGCGCAAACGCTTCCCAGAAAACTTCGACGAAGATCTGGAAATGCCAGTACCCGAAGAAGTAAGGGAAGTGAAAGCTACTGACAAGCCAGTAGTTAAACCGTCCACGGTAGTAGCGCCGGCAACTAGGAGCACAGCCTCCAAGAAGATTAAGTTAAAACAATCGCAAGTTATGATTGCCAAAAAACTTGGTCTTACCCCCGAGCAATATGTCCGTGAACTTATGAAATTGGAGGCCTAACATGGCTAGTAACAAATTAACTCGTGAATTAAATACTCGTGCAACAAGCGAACGTCCTACGCAGTGGGCGCCAGCAGAATTGCTCCCTGAGCCCGACAAACAGGCTGGGTATGCGTATAGATGGATTCGTACTTCAACGCTGAATCAGGCGGACCCCCGCAATCTCTCTGGAAAACTAAGAGAAGGCTGGGAACCTGTAGGAATTGAAGAACAACCACAGTTTCAACTGCTAGTTGATCCCAATAGTCGCTTTAAGGACAATATTGAGATTGGCGGGTTATTGCTTTGCAAGACTCCAGAAGAATTCGTTGCCCAACGTAATTCACATTACCAAAAGCAAGCAGAAAATCAAATGGAAGCTGTAGACAGTAGCCTAATGCGCCAAAGTGACCCAAGGATGCCGCTCTTTAAAGAGAGCAAGTCTACGACTACCTTTGGTAAAGGTTAATTTTAATTTAGGAGTTTAATATGGCTTATCCAACCGTAGACGCTCCGTATGGACTAAAACCAGTCAATTTGATTGGTGGTCAAGTCTTTGCGGGAGCAACCCGTCAAATGGAAATTGCAAGTGGCTATGCTACAAGCATTTTCTATGGCGATTTAGTAAAACGTATTTCTGATGGAACAATTGAGAAAGATACTGGCACAACTACAGCTACACCTTGCGGTGTATTTTTAGGTGTTAGTTTCACTAATTCTTCAACTGGGCAGGTACAGCAACAGCAGTTCTACCCAGCAAGTCAGTCAATCAAATCTGGAACGAAGATTTTTGCATTCGTTGCGGATGATCCTGATACGCTGTTCCAAGTAGTTTCTTGTTCTTCAGGCACAACCGTGGCTGGAATGGGTATTTCTGCTATTGGTAATAATATTGAGCTAATTCAAAACTCTGGATCTACCGTTACTGGTAACTCCAAAGTAGCGATTAATGAAGGATCACAAACTACTACTAATACTCTACCTATCCGCATTATTGATGTGGTAAGAGATACAGCAACGGGCACTGACACATTTGTTGAGTTTATCGTCAAGATTAACGCTACTATGCATCAGTACAACAACTCAACTGGCATATAAGGAGCTTAGAAAATGGCTATTTCACGTGCACAACTACTGAAAGAGTTGCTTCCAGGCTTAAACGCTTTGTTTGGTTTGGAGTACGCAACGTATGGTGAACAACATAAAGAGATCTATGATACTGAGACCTCTGAGCGTTCGTTCGAAGAAGAAACAAAACTGTCTGGCTTCTCCGCTGCACCAGTCAAAAACGAGGGTTCTGCCATCGCTTATGACAATGCACAAGAGGCTTTCACAGCTCGCTATAACCACGAAACCATTGCTC